TGACGACTTTGATGAAGTTAAAAAAGCTGTTAGTGCTTACCAAGATGCCGGGGTACAATGTCCAGTATATCTTATGCCAATGGGTGGACGCAGTGAAGAGTATTCCCTCAATGTTAAAGACGTGGCGGAAGCCTGTATGGCAGAAGGATGGCGATTCACCCCAAGATTACATATCTCCTTATTCGGAAATGCCTGGGGAACTTAAAGAAAACGAGCAATTACGTAGAGCAATGGAAGCGCCGATTGATTATGAAAAATTAAGGAAACACTTATGAAAAAATTCTTAAAAAATATTACTGGCATTACTGCTAAAGAAGAAGCAATTGCTGCTGAAAAGGCGCTTCTAGAAGAACAGGAACTTGCTCTTCTAAAACAGCGTGATCCTAAAGTATATCACACACGCAAAAAAGAGCCTTGGGTAAATGTACTTGATATGAAAGTTAATAAAGATAATATTCGTAATGGCTTCTTTGAACTTGATTGGAACGAATACTTTATTAAAGAACTAATTGACAACGGATACGGTGTTAAAAACGATCCTGATGAAGAAATTGTTGACAGATGGTTCCGTGATATTGTATACGGTATGCTTGAAGAAGAAGGCATTGATGCAACCGACAGAGGTGCAGGATATATTAATGTTGTACCTATTGATAAAGGTAAAAGTGAGATATCATGAAAGTACACATAGGACCATATCGTAAAAATCGTGCTACAAGAGTTGAAATAGAACCGCACGATACATATAGTATGGATTGTACTCTCGCTATGATTATTCATCCTATGCTTGTACAACTCAAAGAAACTGCACATGGATATCCTAGCGGCCTTACTGAAGAAAGTTGGAACAAAATACTAGATGAAATGATTTGGGCGTTCGGACACAAGTCAAAAGAAATGGATGCTGGAGATATGTGTCGTGATAAATGTTCAAACTTTGGTGACCCGGTATGCAAGTCCTGCATGAAAGAAACACAAGAACGTCTTACAAATGCATTTATATTGTTTGGCAAATACTACGAAAATTTATGGGATTGATAATGCTTGACACAAGCCAGATTCGGTGCTATAGTATTATTATAAATTACACAAAGGCAAACTAATGGCAACTTATATCCTGGTAGATACACTTAATACCTTCTTTCGAGCTCGACATGTTGTACGTGGAGACATTGATACTAAAGTAGGTATGGCATTACATATTACACTTAATAGTGTTAAGAAAGCATGGCAAGACTTTGATGCAGATCATGTTGTGTTTTGTTTAGAAGGTCGTAGCTGGCGTAAAGACTTTTATGAGCCTTACAAACGCAATCGTAAAGAACATAGAGATGCAATGACTCCTGTGCAAGCAGAAGAAGATAAAGTGTTCTTTGAAATCTTTGACGAGTTTAAGAATTTTCTATATGAAAAAACTAATTGTACTGTAATACAAAACCCTGTACTAGAAGCAGACGATCTTATTGCTGGCTGGGTGCAAAATCATCCTAACGATAATCATGTTATTATTAGCACTGACGGTGACTTTGCACAACTTATTGCGCCTAATTGTAGGCAGTACAATGGGGTAAGTAATACTACTATTACAGTAGAAGGATATTTTGATGACAAAGGCAAACCCGTGCTGGATAAGAAGACAGGAGAGCCAAAGCCTGCTCCAGAGCCTGAATTCATGTTGTTTGAAAAGTGTATGCGTGGCGACACTAGTGACAATGTGTTTAGCGCCTATCCAGGTGTTAGAAAAAAAGGCACAAAAAACAAAGTTGGACTGATTGAAGCATTTGAAGATAAGAGTACAAAAGGCTACAACTGGAACAACATGATGCTACAGCGTTGGGTAGATCATGAAGGTGCAGAGCATCGTGTGTTAGATGATTACACACGTAATGTTACACTATGTGATTTAACTGCACAACCTGAGCATATTCGTACAGAAATTGATAATGTTATTCAATCAGTTGAAGGTAAAAATATTACACAAGTTGGCATGCGATTAATGAAATTTTGTGCTAAATGGGATATGCAGCGTATTGCAGATCAAGCTGCTTTATATTCTACACCGTTATCTGCGAGGTATATTAAATGAAAGCAAAAACAATCCTAAAAGATAAATTTTGGATCTTAGAAGAAGAAGGAAATAATATCGGAACATTGTCTTGGGGCGATGATAGATATATGTTTTCTGGCAAAAATAAAACATTATTTTTTGAGAATAAAAAAGAGATTAAAAATACCTTTGGGTTAGACATTAGTATTACAGAAGATACTGAACATACAATAGACTCTAATAAAGAGATATATAACTTTTCAACAAGTGTTATACCTTACAATAGCATGTACGATATAAAACGCAAATTGCCTTTATTTACAAAAAGTAATAAAAGTAAAAGTCTTTATTGTGCAGGGTATTATATTATTCGTTTTGAAAAGGGTTGGGTTAAGAGTTTTTGTCCTAAACTGATTACTGTTGAACGCTATGAGTATAGAGGGCCATTTAAAACTGAGTTAGAAATGCGGCAGGAGTTATCACGTGTCTAAAATAGAACCATTAAACACTATACCCTTACAACAATTTTTACAACAAGTAAAGTCAGCAGATGCAAGTAGAGCAAAAGAAGTTAAGCTAGAAATCAATGCAGCAAAAAATCTTGCTTTTGCTTTAGGTATTGTAATGAGCAGAATGCACGGCGACTTAGAAAAACTTGTTGCAGAATCTAAAAATTCTAATGATGAAGTTATACAAATTAATTTAGATGGCGGATCTAAGTTTTAAGTGCGTAGATAACTGTTAAAAAAGATAAATATATGCGTAGTTAATTAAAAGGATCACGCATATGAGTAGACCAAAGCCGAACATATTATTAGAACATGTAAATAATAAAACTTATAAATGTGAACAAATTTTAGAAGCTAATGCAATTTGGGCAGTGTTCTATCAAGGTAAGCCTTTTAATCTTAAAAGTTCTAATGCGTTAACAAGTTATCCAGGTCCAAAATATAAGAAAGTTAGTTTTTCAAACCCGGGTCACGCACATAATCTTGCAAAAAAGTTAAATGATACGTTTAAAAGTGAAGAGTTTGCAGTATACAAACTTTCTACTGGCGAACTTATAGAATAATGAACTGGAAAGAAACATATACTAAAATATTCTTAAAACAATTAGGTATGGCATTAACTGAACCTAATATAAAACAGTATATGCCTATTTGGTGGCAAAATACTAGAGCAAAAGATGTAGGCGGGTTAAGATTAACCGAAGAAGGCTATCAAATGCTCAGTCAAATAGAAATAGCAGTGTATGATGTGCCTTATCCAAAGGACATGCCCCTTACTACTCAGGTAATAATTTTTTTAGATCAATTTATTGATTGTCCGTATTTTTTAACAAATAGAAGTATAACGGTTACAAACGAAAAGAAAGCTGTCGAACTTACTCTTTTTAGCGGAGACTTGCGCAAGTACGGATTAACAAAAGCACTATCACGTCAGAAAAAAGATGCGGATTGACTTACACGGATATTATATTCATAACGGATGGCAACAATTTAATCAAAGAATAAATGAAGCTTATTTCTTAGGTTATAAAAAATGCCACGTAATAACCGGACAAGGTGCTATGATGCGTGAGTTACCGATATGGGCAAGCAATCATCCACGTGTACGAGAATGTGTTCAGACAAAACATAATCCTGGAAGTTTTAGTATAAAGTTAAAGAAAAAAGGTTGACTTCTACAGTACTTGTGTTATATTAATTGTATAGGGTAACATATAAGGAATAGATTATGTCTGAAGCACGTACACTTAGTCCAAGTAAATCAAAAAATGCATTGCGTGTTGCAATGAAAAAGAAACGTCCAATTTTTCTTTGGGGGCCTCCAGGCATTGGTAAATCTGATATTGTAGCACAAATTACAAATAGTTTTACAAATTCACACTTAATCGACATTCGCTTGTCATTATGGGAACCTACAGATATTAAAGGTATTCCATACTTTGACAGCAACTCAGGTACAATGGTCTGGGGTGCACCTAGCGAACTTCCAACAGAAGAATTTGCAGCACAGTTCGATCACATTACACTATTCTTAGACGAGATGAACTCAGCAGCGCCTAGCGTACAAGCGGCAGCATACCAGTTAATTCTTAATCGTAAAGTTGGAACATATAAGCTTCCAGACAATGTTACTATAATTGCAGCAGGTAACCGTGAAGCTGACAAAGGTGTTACATACAGAATGCCTGCTCCGTTAGCTAATCGTTTCATACACATTGAAATGGGTGTTGCATTTGATGACTGGTTTAACTGGGCAGTTGATAATAAAATTAATACCGACGTTGTTGGTTACCTACAATTTGCAAAACAGGATCTTTACGATTTTGATCCTAAAAGTGCATCACGTTCGTTTGCAACACCTCGTTCGTGGTCGTTTGTTAGTGAACTGCTAGACGACGAGTTAGATGCCGGTACAACAACAGATTTAGTTGCAGGCGCTGTAGGCGAAGGTCTTGCAGTGAAGTTTATGGCACACCGTAAAGTTGCGTCCAGTATGCCTAACCCAACTGACATTCTAGCAGGCAAAGTAAAAGAACTAAAGACAGATGAAATTAGTGCAAAATATTCTCTTACAGTAAGTCTATGTTATGAATTAAAAGAATCAGCAGATTCAAACGATAAGAAGTTTGATTCAAAAGTTAATAACTTCCTACGTTTTGCTATGGATAACTTTGAAACAGAATTAGTTGTTATGGGTATTAAACTTGCTCTTACGCAGTATGCTCTTCCAATTGATCCAGACGAAGTAGAGTGTTTTGACGAATTCCACGAAAAATATGGTAAGTACATTAAGGCAGCACAATCAGCTTGACAAATGTTATAAGTGTGTTATAATAACATTATAAGTAATAAAGGGCAAACAATGTTAGACTTTTTACCATCATACGTAGCAATGCAAATGTCTGCAAAAGATACTCAAACTAAACTAAAACACTGGGCTCCTGATCCTGATATCACCGAAGATCAACTCGAAACGATGCAGAAAGATGTGCTCGATCGTATCATTACTGCTCGAGTAGGACTGTTATTAAGACATCCGTTCTTTGGTAATATGGCAACACGTCTAAAGATTATTGCTGCCGATGACTGGTTGATGACTGCGGCTGTAGACGGACGTAACTTATATTTTAACACTCAGTTTTTTAATGCAATGAACAATAAAGAAATTGAGTTTGTTATTGCACACGAAATTTTACATATGGTATTTGATCACTTAGGCAGACGTGAAGAACGTAATCCTATGCTTTACAACATTGCCGCAGACTATATTGTAAACAATTTACTTGTACGTGATCGAATTGGTACTAAGCCTAGCTTTATCGATTGTTATCAAGACTTCAAATACGAAGGTTGGACATCAGAAGCTGTATACGACGAACTATTTGACGAAGCTAAAAAGAATGGTGAAGAGTTTGTAAAACAACTAGGAGAAATGTTAGACGAACATTTAGACTTAGAAGGCGAAGACGGTGACGAAGGCAACGGACAGGGCAAAGACGGTAAAAGTAGTCGCCCTAAGTATAGTAAAGCCGAAATGGATCAAATACGTGACGAAGTAAAAGAAGCAATGATTGCTAGTGCGCAAAGCGCCGGAGCGGGTAATACACCTGCAGGCGTACAGCGTATGATTAAAGAGCTTACTGAACCTAAAATGAACTGGCGTGAACTATTACGTCAACAAATACAATCAACTATTAAAAGTGATTATACATTTAGTCGTCCTTCACGTAAAGGCTACCAAAGCGGTGCCATTTTACCAGGTATGAGTTTTCAAGATACTATTGATATTTGTGTAGCAATTGATATGAGCGGATCAATCGGTAGTAAACAAGGTGAAGACTTCTTAGGCGAAGTTAAAGGTATTATGGACGAATATCAAGATTACAAAATTAAAGTATGGTGCTTTGACACTAAAGTATATAATGAGCAAGACTTTACAGCAGATGACGGTGAAGACTTATTAGACTACGAGATTATGGGCGGCGGTGGCACCGACTTTGATGCCAACTGGAAGTATATGAAAGAACAAGATATTCAACCCAAAAAGTTCTTGATGTTTACAGACGGTTATGCGTGGGATTCATGGGGCGATCCAGACTGGTGCGAAACAGTATTTGTTATTCACAGCCACCACGATAAGAATCTTGAGGCACCGTTTGGTGTTACAGCTCACTATGAGGAAGCGGCTTGAAAAAGTTTAAACCTAATATCTATAATGTATTTGATGTAAGGCGAACAGAATTTCCACCTGATACATTTGAATATGCAGAGCTTCCACTTAATTACAATATGCAATCTGCTATATCTAAATGGATAGATAATAATCTAAAAAGTAGATACTATGTAGGCAGACATGTAATGCTAGATGACGAAAACTCTATTTCCTATTCTCTAAAAATAGGATTTGAAGAGGCAAAAGAGCTATCATATTTTATGTTAGCTTGTCCACATTTAAAATATAATTAGTAAAAAACTAATATATACTATACTAAAGGAGAAAATGTCTATGACAAAAGAAGATCAAGTTCAAGAACCACAAGTTCAAGAACAAGCACCGGCAGCAGAGCAAGGTCCAGAATTAACAATCAATGACCTTAATGCACTAAAATCAATTATTGATGTTGCTAGTCAACGTGGTGCTTTTAAACCAAATGAAATGATGACTGTAGGACAAACCTACAGTAAGTTAGAAGCATTTTTAGGTGCTGTTGCACAATCGCAGCCTGCACAAGGAAGTGCTCAAGGAGCGTAATATGATGTTAAAACATACTGGAAGACTAAAAGGTAATCAACGAAAAGTAGTAGTAGCGTATAAAGTTGTGCCTGGAGAACCGGAAAACTGTGTAGTAGTAACTACAGAAAATCTCGGTGCTGATCAACACGATACGTTAATGCGTACACTTGAATCTTCATCAGGACAAGAAGCATTTGAATTTGCCACTGTTATGCAACGTACATATTTGCCAGATGGAAGAAATATGCTTGCTGCCTTTCACACACAAGGCAAGATGGTAAAAATGCCAACAAACCAAATAGAAATGACGCCTGATCGAAATACTGTAATTTTGTTAAGTGAGCTAAATGACATTATAGCTCAACAACGAGGAGTAACAGTTGGAGACCTTGCAATAAATGATGGTTCAGAAACAAAGAAAGCTGCAAGCAACCAGGTAATTGCAGATCCTGTAACACCAACAGCGAGTACAGATAACGCTGTACTTTCTGATGACGAAATCGCTGCTAAATATCGTAGCGATGCTGATAGGCTTTTTAAAGAAGCAAAACGGTTACGTGAGCAAGCGGATGAAATATCTCCTACCAAAAAGAAAACGAAAAAGACCGAAGAGAGTGCCTAAAAACAAAAAGAATAATCTCCCTAAGGATGTTATAGATAGCTGGCCTGAAGTATTTAATAATATAGAGATTAATACAGTCCCTATGAAATACCTCAGGTCAGTACTCATATATTTTAAAGACGGTAATGTATGGGACATTGATATGACGAAACCAAAAAATAAAAATTTGACGTCAGAAGAAATAGAAGATAGTATAGAACAAATATTATACGAATACGATGATCATATAGTTAATGTAGATTTTGAACTAAATGTCGCTAAAGTAAAACATGATATTACTAAAAGAACAAAGTATTTCCTTAAGAAAAGAAAATAATAAATGCGTAAAAGGCATAAATACATGTAGCGCAGCATACCCAGGAGTTACGAGATGGCTTTACGTCTAAGACGAGGAACAGATTCAGAAAGATTATTAATTACACCAGCAGAAGGTGAATTAATATATGCAACAGATACAAAACTACTTTTTGTAGGTGACGGTGTTACAGTAGGCGGTAACGCAGTAGATACTAACACACAAGTTAGTTTAGAAGCAGCATTAGGCGAATTAAGTATTGATAGCTTCGGTGATGTTAATTCAGATAGTACAATTCCAGGTGATGGAGATGTACTAGCATATGATGCTAGTTCAGGAGACTGGAGAGCAAGTTCAACCGCAGGCGGCGCAGCAACACTAGGCGAATTAACTGATGCAGATACAACAGGTGTTTTAAACGATGATGTTCTTGTGTATAATAGCGCAACTTCAGCATTTGAAAGAGAAACATTCCGATTAGAAGCATTACGTGATGTTAATTTTATTAACTTAACTAACTCTGTATTAGTATATGATAATGTAGCAGGTATATTTAATCAAACAAATTCACTAAACAATAATATTGTAGATGAAAATGGTATTACAATATTAGATGCAAACTTAGCCGAGTTTAATGGCGCTTTGCGTGGTGATGTCCTTTCTGAAGATAGTAGTGTTGTACTTTCAGTGGGTATCGGTGATACAGATAGCACTTTATTTGCAAATGTAACAGGCAATGTAACTGGCGACACAGAAGGTACACACACTGGGTTAGTAGTTGGTAATGTAACTGGAGATGTAACCGGTGACGTTAGTGGTAATGTAACCGGTGACGTTAGTGGTAATGTTATAGGCGGAGCAGGTTCATCTGTTACAACGGAAAGTGTAGAGACTGATTTTATTTCTGCACCTGATAATTCATTACAATTTACTGGCACAGGTGATATCAATAGACTAGTTTTTAATAGAACAGATACAAGTGCAATTGCAGATAATGTGCAAATAGCTCGTTTAACTTTTGCTAAAACAGACTCAACTGGACCAACAACTACAACTATTAGTACTTTAGATGTTACAAATGATCAATTAATCTACTTCCCACAGCCAGGCGGTTCAGGCAACGCTAATAACTATTTTAAACTACACTCCAATGGTAAAATGCAAATTAGTGTTCCTGGAGCAATCGGCACAGAACCAACAGCAGGGTTAGAAGTCGGTGGATCAATTAAACCAGGTGTTTATGCAGATGCTACTGCAAGAGATGCAGCTATTACTGCTCCAACAGCCGGCGAAATGGTTTTTGTAACTGATGTTGCAAAATTCCAAGGATATGACGGATCTAGTTGGGTTAATTTAAACTAAACACCTAGAACACTTATTAATTTTATTACATTATCCCAAGTTTTTGGAATATTCATTATTAAATGAATACTTCCATTTGCCCAAGAGTGAGTGCGATGTACTTTAGTTGTGTCAATGTAAATTACATTTCCAGGAGTAATCGGCAATCTTCTTCCGTTTTGTTCCCATTCGAATGCTTCGTCACCTGTATTATCAAAGAATGCACACACTCTAAAACAATCTCTAGTTAAATATTGATGATCTCTATGTGGTGGAAAATATGCTCCTGCGTCTGCTTTAACTAAAAATGTTCTTCCTAAAGGTGCAAAGTAATCGCATAAATCATGGATACTTGTAAGGTCTTTATATAATTTTGTAGGATAAGAAAAATCTGCTTCCATTACTTTACGCCCAGCACGTTTTCTAGCTTCTGGCAAACTTAAACTATCATTACAGTTATCACCTTCTAGTCCCCATAACATTAACCCGTATCTAGGATCGTATTCGCCTTTTCTAGGAAGATAATCAACCCATTTATCGTTATATGGTTCTAACTCACTATTAAATTTATCTATATCTAAACTAAAGTTTAACTTAGCATAATCACCTAACATTGCTAGTTGCTGTTCGCAATGAATTTGTTCGTCAGTAGGAACAAACATTTTAGGATCGTTTTCATGTCCACCTATAAAATTGTGCCTAATATATTTTTTAAATCTATCTTCCATTTATTTCTCCAGTAAAGGCGGATTAAGAGTATATCTGCTAAAAGATGTAGGATATCCTTCTATAGCATTATTATAAGTTTCATCCTTTTTCATTAAATGAAATGTTATTGCTATTTTCCATTCACAACCTTTTTTTCTAAAATCTGTCGGTGCGTGTAATACACTTGTATCTTGTACAATGCCACTACACAATTTCCAGGGCAACACTTCTTCTATACTTAATCCTTCGTATATACTCATAGGTATGTGTTCAGGCATTTCACGTTCCATCCATGCCCAGTCTAGTTTATTGTATTCTATACCTTCAACTCCGTACTGCTCATATGGTAATAATCTAAAGGTATTACTATAACCGCTAAAATTAGAAATATGTCTATTTTTCATAAAATGGGTAGCTCTTCCGCGATAACGTTGATTAAAAGTTACATAATCTATTGATACATTATTATGTATTTCTAATGGTAAAATAATGTCTTTATAAGGACGATAGCCGGGAATATGTGTAACACTGTCTGTATGTAATCCATAAGGTCTAATACTTTTAAACATCTGATCACCAACACTTATAGGATCATTCGAAACTTCGCTATAAAATATAGTATCTTCTCCAAAGTGTTCATATACTTTAGACCGTAAAATATCATTTATTACGCTGTAGCGTATAGGGTGCGGAATGTTTACAATATGTCCATTTATTTCCCAGCCAACATTGTTGTACTCTTTATACCAAAAGTCAAGCAACTGTACACGTTCTTGTTCTGTAATAAAGTTATCTATGCTGTAACTAGGCTCGTATTGATCCTTAAAGAACTTAGTGTTAGGATCATGTATAATATCCATGTTCTTTAGTGTTTCATCATCAAATGGTTTATTTGCTTTCATATTTTTCATTTATAAACCTCCATTGTGTGTCTCCAAATTCATAAAAACTTATACTAATTGCAACTCGTGTATCTGTTATATTATGTACTGCATGGTTCTTATATGTATTTAACAAGTACCATTCTTGCTCCTGTTGCGTATATGTACTCTCTAGCACACTATCACTGCTGTAAACGCTTGTATGAGCGTCTAAGCCACCTTTATTAAGCACATAGTTAATAGCAAACTCACGCCTATCCATATGTATAAGTCCGTTTAATTGAGGGTCAATAAACTGTGCAATTATATGAGTTTTTTTAGGAAAAAACTCTTTCGGAAATAAGCTCCTTATTTGTTTATCAACTTCGTCAGTCACATAATACGCAATATACCCTCCAACTTTTGCTTTCAGTTGTACATCATTTGTATGCCATATTTTTGGTAAATCTAACCTAGGTAAATTTAGTTTGCTATACGTAACTGTGTTCATAATCT